AGCAAGAGTGTGTATGAGACACCGTACCAGGAAGATCATTGTTCCGACCCTTCGGGGTCAGATCAAGACCTTAGCGTACTCGAGTCAAATCGAGTCACGCGTCGATTCCGACGTCGAGAACTATATCTACGACGTGTCCCCTGGGTGGGGAAGAGCGAATCCGCTCCTCTCTTTCCAGATGAAGGTCCAACGCGGCTTCCGCCGTGTGAAGATCAACAGGGACGTCTCCTTCAATACGTATCGAGGAGAAATCGGACTCGCGCCTGGTTACATCAACTTTACCGTTCCTACCTCTATCCAGTCTGCCCATGCTTGGGCGGGGCGCGGCTACAACGCTGCTAACCCCTTCAGACCGGAAGGTAACCCAACCGCTGATGCGGCTGAAACTCACGAAATCATCGGGCAAAGGAACCCGGGCCCCGCAAGGGGTCTTCGTGGGTATGCTCGACATTGGCTTAATGCTTCTCTTGGCATTTCGCCCGCTGTCGGTGCAGGTACTCAGGCTCTTACCGTTGATGACCAACTTCGTATTCGGTCACAACGTATCATTTCCCGAAATGGGAAATGGGAGTCTAAGCGGATCGAGTTGATGTCCAAATCGAACACGACGACTTCCGAGTCGTCTATCGCGATTTGGCCATTCGTAACAGGATGGTATCCTGGTGTCTCAGAGAACCGTACCTACATATCCACCACGACTTCGGAGGATGTGTGGTTTACCGTTCAGTCTCGTACTGATCTCCCTGATATTCGTATCACGGAGCTAGAAGCGCACATAAAACGGCGCCTCTACGGTTTTCGTCCTAACCTAGGCGTAGCCTGGGAGCTCGTCCCATATTCCTGGCTGATTGACTATGTCATCCCAGTCGGGTCTCTGATCGAGCTTGCTGAAAACAGGAAGTTTGTGTCGTTCAGACACGCCTGTCTCATGCATAAGACGGAGGTCAAGCAACGCTTCACTCATGTACTGAAGTACATGGATGAAGAGGGGTTTCCCCAGACCGCGGTTTTCACGTCAAGTGTGACCAAAACGGTAAAACGCCGTTTTGCTTACATCATGCCGTTACCAGGTGTTGCTTTTGACTCATGGACGCCAGTGCAGCTTGCGAATGCGGCTGCACTGTTCGCCGCCAAGGGGGCGCCCTAGTGAAGGGCGTCCTGTGTTTTCACATAGGCCCTACCAAGGGCCTACATGTTTGGGAGTCTCCGAATGCTCGGTGATCCGTTCTCCATCCCGGGCCGTCTCGTTGACGGCGCGGGCGCAGTGTCCAATTCGGGCACTGACGCGTGGACACTCGTCAAAGATTCCGACGAGTTCCGCGAATACGTTCGTTCCGCCATTGGCGCGAGCGACCGTACTGACTACACCCTGCGTATCGGTTCCGGACCCGTGAAAGGGTCCGTGCGCCGTTACTACGTCACGGTGAAGTCGGTCTTCCGGTATACCGACGGTACGCCGGTTCCTCCGACGGAGGCGACTGCATCGTTCAACCTTTACGGTGACACGCTGCACAACGCCTTCGAGACGAACATCGGCTCCGCACTTTCGCGGGCCATGAACGTCATCGTGTGGCTCAACACCAACACGACCGGGGGAAGGCCGAATCTCGGCCGAGTCCTCCTGGGTGAGCGGTAACGCCCACTCATTCGGCTTCTAGCCGAAATCCTGGAGAATGGAACGCCCATGTGTACGGGCGTCACCGGCAGCTTTTCGCTGCCATTCGGAGGCTTAGGATCCTACCACATTGAAAGGTGGAAAGATGAAAAGCCAAGTGACCCTCACGGGTCATGCCGAACTTCTCCTGCTTGAATCCCTGATCCTTGATCAGGGACTACGATGCGGTGTTGACGTCACTCGTGATCTTCGGACCGCGGGTGAGCGCCTTAGCTCCGAGGGAGTTCCTTTCCTAACGCTTGCTCTGCCAGAAATCTCTTCCTGGTTGGAGTCGGCGGTTCAGAAAGGTTACTTGTTCGACCACTGTCGTGGTTTCGCAAGTATTCGTGGGACTTACGCCCCACGTTTCCTCTCAGGGTTTACTAGGCGGGTATTCAACCTAGACACCGGTTATCTACACTCCGAGCCCTGTCCTGATTGCTTCTTCGCAATCAGACAGATCTCTCGAGCCTTCAAGAAGCTCGAGTTGGAGTGTACCCCTGACGCTGTTAAGGAATCCCTCGATAAGTTCGTAAGAACAGATCGGGAGATCGGATCCCATCGGGATCTGAGGTCACCCTTCCTTCGTGGTGCCTTCGTAGGCATCACCAGCGTCCTTTACGGACCTCTTATGTGGAGGCTTGAGAATGAAATCTCTTCTCATTCTCTTCGTGTTGGTCACGGTCCTGGTGCTGTTGGAGATTCTCGTAATCACAACGGCAAGTACAGAGCTCCATGGAGCGATCGATATCATTCGATCTTTCCTGCGGACCATTATTGGGCCCCTTCTCTAGGGGACGACTCTGTGTCTTGGGTTGAGGCTAGTCCTCTTCCAGCCAAGATTGTGACTGTTCCGAAGACCCTTAAGGGTCCTCGGATCATTGCAGTGGAGCCAACCGCCCACATGTATATCCAACAGGGTATCATGAAGGCGATCTATGATCATGTTGAGAAAGGTTTTCTCAACGATCATATTGGCTTCCGCAGTCAGCAGAGGAACCAAGACTTTGCCCGCAAGGGCTCGGTCGATGGTACGGTTTCAACCGTGGACCTCTCGGAGGCATCCGATAGGATGCACCCACGTTTCATTCGTGAGATGTGTACTCCGTTGGTCTTCCAAGCACTCCTTGCATGTCGTAGCAAGGATGCTATCCTACCTGATGGCCAGTCTCTCCGTCTTCGGAAATTCTGTGCCATGGGATCTGCTGTCTGCTTTCCCCTCGAGACGATGCTTTTCTTTGGCATCGTTCTCGCTTCCTATCTCCATAGGAAGAGGGAAATCTTGGGTACTTCTGAGAGTAACTACTCAGAAGGTCGTAGGTTAGGAGTGCTTTATGCACTCTCGATCCGCGACAAGAAACCTCGTAAGGACCTAGGTCCGATCGGGGAATCTCTACTCAAGGCTGCTATGAACACGTCCGTATTCGGCGATGATATCATCGCTGATAGGGGGTTCGTGGGTACGACTCTTGATTGCCTCGAGGCCTTTGGCCTTAAGGTGAACAGGGAGAAGACCTTCGTCGAAGGTCCTTTCCGAGAGTCCTGTGGTGGAGATTACTTCCTTGGTATTCCGGTTAACCCGGTGTACTTCCGGAAGCCTCTCCCAGTATCAGTTCGCTCTGGTGCTGAGCTTGTCTCCTTGGTTGAGAGTGGTAATAACCACTACTTGGCTGGGAACTGGCTAACTGCAGAAATCTGCAGGAAGCTTGCTGATGAACACCTTCAGCAGGTCCCTGTAGGTTCCGACCTTGGCTGTTTACACCATGTAACACATGGTGTCTTTCGCCTTCCTCGAAAGAGGAGGTGGAACGATGACTTGCATCGGCATGAGTACCTGACTTGGGTACCCGCGTCGAAGCATGTAGATGATCCTCTAGAGGGCTATGATGCCCTCCGAGCTTCACTACTCCGACCACGTGTTCCAGTGATCGGTAGTCTCGAAGAACTTCCAAGAGGTCACCTCACAAAGTGTGTGGTGAAGTACTCCACGAAGGTTCGTCGTAGATGGGTG